ATATTAAAACATTTCAATAAAAAATATCTTAAAGAACCTTTACCTGAAGCTGAGATAGAAAAAACGATTTTTAAATCAGAAGACAAAGAATATAAATATTTATGCTCAAGACCAAATATAAAAAAATATTGTGAACCTTCTGCGTGCACAAGACATCTATGTGGTATTACTCCAGATCAAGCTTTAGAGTTAGTGGGAGCAGAAGAGGCTCTTGGACAGATAACTGAGCATTGTAGTGAACCTCCAATATTTTACGAAAGTGTTGACGTAAAAAAGAGTGACAAGGGAGGGCATAAACGAATTAGAATAGAGATGGATGGGTCTTTCTTTTTATACAAAGATAAATACTTAACCAGACTAGCGAACGCTGGATACTTTCCTCATGATTCTATACTTAATATGAAATCTACAGAGTTTAGAAGAATGAACCTTGCTAGATTAGCAAAAAGAAATTACGAAAAAGCAGCAGCAGAATCGACTCCTGAACATGAGTTTAGAGCACTTATGCATGATTTTTTAAGTAAATGTACTGTAAGTGTTATCAGTTCTCATTTACTAGATGGTGCATGCTATTACAACGAGGAGACGAAAGAAATGGATATAAGAATACATAAATTAATGGAGTATTTAAAAGCTAACAGAGATTTTAGACCCATAAGAAAAATAGCTTTTGATTTAAAACATTTGTTAAAGGCTGAAAAAATAAACGGAAAAGTAAAAGATACTTTTGGAAAAGATAAATCTTGTCCAACTTGGCGTTTCAAAGAGGATCGAGAAAACTTTATAATAACATTGGCTCCAGGACAACAACAAATAGAGAATAAAAAAAATGAAGAAGATTAGAATAGCAGGTCCACCAGGTACTGGTAAGACTAGATGTTTGGCAGATAAGTTCTATAACCATATACAAGAATATTCTGCTACAGAAATAATAGTAAATTCTCACACTAACACTGCAGCTGATGAAATTAGAAAAAGAATTTTGAAGGACGACAATATTCAAAGATATCAAAATGAAAGGGAAGCAGATGTATTTCGCCTAGTAAAAGAATCTAAAGACACCTTAAATGAAACCGTAACAACGATGCATAAATGTTTTATGTCAAGAATAAAAGGAAGACCAACTGTTTTTAGTCTTGGTGACAATGTTGATGACTACAATAATTTAAAAACAATATATCCTTTGTTTGACAAATATACTGGCTCTAAAAAGTTTTATAATTTAGAAATGTTATTAGCTAAACACCCTTTTTTCAAGTTCCACAGCACGGCTAGAGATAACGGTTTCGACACAGTGAAGTACTACCGATCTTTAACTTTTGAAGAAAAACGTGACTATAAATACAGCATGACTGAACTCCAAGAGTTAGAAAAAAATTATAACAATTTTAAAAGTAATGTAAAAATAAATCAGCGTGCAGGAAAAATACTAGATTTCCAAGATATGGTTGAACATTTTACAAACTCTGATGAAATAAAACCTGAAGATTTAGGTATAAAAGTTCTAATTGTTGACGAAGCTCAGGATTCAAGTGTAATACAAAGAGCCGCGGAGAAAAAAATGGCCGCAGGTGTAGAATATTTTTATAAAGCGGGCGACCCTGATCAATCCTTATTTGCGTTTGCTGGAGCTGATCCTGATGAATTTCACAAAGAATTTGCTCATCCAGAAGAAGAGCTAGAACAAGGGTTTAGATGTCCAAGAATCATTAATGAATATTGTAAAGGAATAATTAAACCAATATGGGATCATTACGGTTATAAAAGAGTATGGGCTCCTAGAAGAGAACTTGATAAAGATGGTAAACCGACGGGACCAGTTGTAGAAGGCGAGTTGTTTGAAATGATGAACCTGACGGAAGATCCTCATCTTGATGAACTTACCAAAAGATTGACAAAAACTAATGAAACTTTTGCATTCACATACAGAGGGAATGAGCCAAAAGAGTCAATAAAATACCTAGTGAAACTAGGGGTACCTTTCAAAATAGAAGATAAACAGAATAAATTTAAATTTAAATATCCTACATCAGGTATAAAAAACCAAAGAAATTTTTTAAATTTAATTAGCGGAGACAAAAAAATCAGTAGGGCAGCTACTAGAGAGATATTAAAAGACACACTTCCTGAATATTTAGGAAAAAATTACTCAGAGGATAATTTAGATAAAATTGACAAAGGAAACTATGATATCGAATGGTTAATTAAAAACCAGTTTTTAAACCCAGTTGTCAAAAACTCCGATGATTTTCAAAACATTAATAAAACATCAACAATTGAAATAAAAAACTTTATTAGAAATGTTGTGAAACGTGATCCGTCTGGAGAAAAACCTAGAATATTTTTAGAAAATATACACACAATAAAAGGAAAGGAGTTTGATAACGCTGTTGTGGATTTGACTATACTAAGAGAAGAGGATGATTTTACAAAAAGAAGAATAAAATATGTTGCATGTTCAAGAGCAAAAAAAACATTATGGATAATAAAAAGCAGAAACGGAATGACGCTGTAGACCCTTACAGTTTTCAAATTGGAGGATCACATTACAGCTCGATGAAAATTCAGCCGAGCGAGTTTATAAATAAAAATAACTTGCCATTTGCTGAAGGAAACGCTATAAAATATTTGTGCAGGCACAAGCAGAAAGGACAAAAACAAGATTTGGAAAAAGCAATTCATTATTGTCAAATGGCAATCGATCGTGATTATCCTGATGAAAGTAAAAAGGATAAAAAAAATAAATCTAACTCATGGGGGGTATTAAATGAGAGCTGAACTTTATGATGTGGTAATAAAAGATGGTGATGTTATCGCTGTTGACTTAGAAACATATGATCCAGAGTTAAAGAAACAAGGATCAGGGTCCATAAGAGGTAAAGGGAAAGTAGTGGGAATAGCTCTAGCTTATAAAGATAAAAAGTTTTATTTTCCCATGCGACATAGTGATACCACTTCTAATATTGCACCTAACCAGGTGTGGAAAGTCCTTAACAAGAAAATATTTCAAAATAAAAATGTAACTAAAGTATTTCACAATGCTATGTACGATGTGTGTTGGATTAGACAAGAAACAGGGAGCATGGTAAAAGGGCCTATATTTGATACAATGATAGCAGCATCTGTGATAGATGAGAATAGATTAAGATATAGTTTAGACTCTTTATCAAAAGATTATTTAAAAGACTCAAAATACAAATATGATTTAACTGAGAAAGCTCAAGAAGACCACGGTATATCAGACCCTATGTCAAATATGCACAAACTACCTTATTCTCTAGTTAAAGAATATGCAGAACAAGATGTTAGTTTAACACTAAGACTTTGGAATAAATTTGAAAAAATTATAAAAGAGCCAATAAAAACAGAAGGTAAAGCAGTAAAAACATTAGATAAAATATTTGCCTTAGAAACAGCTTTATTCCCATGTCTTGTTGATATGAGATTTAAAGGAGTAAGAATAGATGAAAAAAAAGCAAAGACATTGGGAGAAGATCTAAACAAAAGAAAAGGAAGAATAATAAAACGTATTAAAGATAGAACAGGAATAAAAATAGAGATATGGGCAGCTGATTCCATACAAAGATTATTAGACCAACAAGGCATTAAAGATTTTAAAAAAACCCCTAAATCTGGACGAGCCAGCCTATCAAAAGATTATTTAGAATCTCACTCTAATATTTATTTAAGGATGATAGCAAGAGCAAGACAATATGACAAACTGGTTAATGTTTTTGTAGATGGTATTTTAAAATTTGTACACAACGGGAGGATACACGCCGATATAAACCAAATTAGATCAGATCAAGGCGGAACAGTAACTGGAAGATTTTCAATGAGTAATCCAAACCTACAACAGATTCCTGCTAGAGGAAAATATGGAAATATAATTAGATCTTTGTTTTTGCCTGAAGAAGGAGAAGAGTGGGCTTCATTTGATTACTCGCAACAAGAGCCGAGACTAGTTGTTCACTATGCTTTAAAAAATGGAATGAGAGGAGCTAAAAATTTAGCAGAGCAATATCAAAAAGATCCCACAACAGACTTTCATGCCATAGTAGCAAAAATGGCTAAAATAACTAGGAAACAAGCAAAGACAATTAACCTAGGATTATTTTATGGTATGGGTAAAGGTAAACTAGCGAGGTCACTAGAACTAGAGCCAGAAGAATCAAGAGAATTATTTGAACAGTATCACAGAGAAGTACCTTTTGTAAAAGAATTATCTAACGGCCTACAAAGATTTGCAGAAAGAAATAAAAATGTTTTTACATTGGAAGATAGGTTCTGCAGATTTAATAAATGGGAACCTGTAGATAAAGAATGGGATGCAGGAAAAGGGATGTTTGTTTACAGTGAGTATGAAGAGGTTAATGGTAGAAAACAAATTGTAAAAAACCCTGTTCCAATTATGGACTTAAAGAAAGCTAAGGATCATTACTTAGCAAATAGATCTAGAAGATTAGCCGAAAACGATCCTAATTGTGAATACTTTGAAGAATATTATAGGCCTGCTTTTACGTACAAAGCTTTAAACAGATTAATACAAGGATCAGCTGCCGACATGACAAAAAAAGCAATGGTTGAGTTGTACAAAAAAGGTATTGTGCCTCGAATACAAATACATGATGAGTTATGTATTTCTGTTGAGAGTGAAGAAAAAGCTACACTGATAAAAGAAACAATGGAGACTGCTATTCCCCTTGAAATACCTAATAAAGTTAACTATAAAAAAGGTAAAAATTGGGGTATAATAAAATAAAAAAATGGAGGGAACTATGGAAATAGTAAACAAAATAGTAGCAAAGGTTAAATCTGATAGAAAAGTACAAATCGGTGTAGCTGTTGCTGTCGTTATAATTATAGCTTTAATTAATTAATTTATGAGCTATGGCCTATTTAAATGCAAACATTCCTGTGACGTATGCACAGATCAGGAGAGAGTATCTCTACGATCTTAAATCTCATTATGGAGAAGTGGAAGACTGCATTATATTTGGCCTGGCATCGATTACAGGACGTCCTATATTATTTCATGCTATTATGGAAAACGGTGCAGTATTTTATCGCTTACCAATTAGCGCGTTTATTCAACGGGGTTTCGAAGTCAAAGACGTACCACGAAGACGACTTGATGAACTTCAGCTCTGGAATTGTTTTAGCTACTACCCTGCTATTACTTCTTATGATATTCTAGACAGTCAGTCTGGTAGATATTTCGGAAAAGATAAGAAATTACACCCTGGGGCGTACCTTTTTACAGTTGACTGGGCGCACCCAGAGAGTAATATAGTAGATACTGATCATTCAGAAATATCGCACGAACATAAGTGCGCACACATTCTCGCTCTAGAGGATGGAAATTATGCAGCACAACCAAACAATAGAATCCTTTGGGATATACCTTCGTTTACAGTTAAAGACGAAGTACCTGATTGGAAAGTGCAAACTTCGGAGTGGAACGTAGAAGACACTCGTAAATGGAAAACAGAAGATACTGATAGGTTCTTCTATAACATTGAGGAGAAAAAAGATGATTAAAAAAATCTTAAAATTAATTTGCTGGCCATTTAAAAAATTTTTAGACTGGCTGAAAAGTGGGTTACCTGAAGGAAAAAAAAGATGATTATTAGAAGACGAATTAGAAAATGGATTATCAGACCTATCAGAAGATTGTGGAGGAGATTGTTTTCTAATGACAAAATGTAAAAAATGCTATCACGATTGTCATTGCGATGGAGAACTGCACGCAGATGAATATGGGTTGTGTACGTGTGAAGACTGTGCATGTAAAAGAACTTATGACAAGAAACAAGATCATGCAAATGATATGTCCTATGAAAATGAAGTAAAATATGATGGATAGATTTATGAATTATTATGTAACAGGAGCATTAATTATATTAATGTGTCTATTATCTTTTTGTGGACAAGCTAACGCAGGATCCACACAGACAAATACTTCAGGATCAAATACAGCGATTGAAGGCGGTTATACCTCAACTGCTACAACTACATATGAATCTGGTTCTACAAGTACATCAACTACAACAAACACAACTAATTCAGATATAAAATCTGCACCGCCATCAGCTGCAGCGCCCTCATATAATTCTATGACACAAGATGTTTGCGCTGTTGGAGTTTCTGCGGGTGTTCAAACATTTGGTATAGGTTTATCTGGTGGAAAACATGTAATAGATAAAAACTGTGAAAGATTAAAATTAGCTAGAATATTAGATCAATTTGGTATGAAGGTAGCAGCAGTTGCTATATTATGCCAAGATGAAAGAGTGTTTGAGTCCATGATTCAAGCAGGAACACCTTGTCCAATTGACGGACGTATTGGTAAAGAAGCTGAAAAACTTTGGGCTAAGTACGATCACGAAAGACCAGACTATGATTTATATGTAAAACGTATGAAGGCTAGAGAAAAAAAAGAAGAAAAACTAGCCAAGGAAGCAGCATTAGCTAAGAAAAAAAGACTTAAAGAAGAACTTAAAATGACTAAGGAATTTGAAAAACAAGATAAAGAAGCTGCTAAAGAAGAAAACAAAAAAAATTTAAAAAAGAAAAAAAATATAGAATGGAAAAATCCTAAATGATTTGGTTAACGATAATGATAATAGGAGCGGGATATGCGGTTTATCGTATTAATAAGTTTGCTGACGATGTTAACCCTTACAACTTCAGCAGAAGAGATAACGACAGGTAATTTACTTCCTAATGCAGGAGATGGTGTAGACTGGAATTCCAGTTCTACAGATCAAATTAATCCAGGGAGCTCTGGATATGTTTCTAATAATTCTGATTTAAACGGCTTTACTGTTACTTGTCCTACTTCTCAATCTAATTGTGGCTATAAACATAACGTAGGTGGAGATTTTGAAGTTACTGGTACGGCTACACTATCTAAAGACAACATTGCTTTGACTAACAATAGTATTACTCAAGAAATGTTAGACAATGGTATTACTCTTAACAACTATATAGACATTGCAAACTGTGA